GGAGGGGCATTAATGGCAGAGGCATGTTGGACTGTCTTTGCAAGTTCATGATTTTATGTTATAATAAAAAAGTCAATTGATTGAATAGTATGGCACGAAGCAAAGTTGGTGTAAGTGGTAACAAGATTATTGAATCCAATCCAAAGAATACTCGTCAGGGTAATGGAAGAAACACAAAGTATGCTGCCACTAGTCGCAATAATGCACGTAAAGCATATAGGGGACAAGGGAAAGGATGAATTTAATTTGTAATCTTCCTGCTGAAAACGTTTGGGTTCGTAAAGAGTATTTACGAGATCATGTTGACGGTCATGGAGAATTTGTTAGGGGTGTCTGGGTATCTGCAAAGTCAATACCTGGGCGCTCCTTTTATTTTGAGACATACTTGCCCGAATATGGAGCGATGTATGATAAGTTACCAATAAGTGCATTTGTTAGTAAACCAAAGACACCAGATCCAGATTTACCATTAGACAACTTACAATTTTGGAATTGTATGGACTATGGGGTAGTTTGTATGAATAAAGGTTTTATTAGTAGTATGGATGTTGAAGTAAGATCTAGAAATTATGGATCATTAAAGGGTAGATATCTATTCACTTTAGATAATTATCATGCAAATCCAGATGTTATAGATAATAATGTAAGTGAAACTCCTGCGGAGCATAAATCACACAATTGTATTTTGTTAGAGAATGGTCAATATGCTTTGTATCCAAATAACAGGATGCGCCTGTATGACCTCTCTATCACCCCTGAGACGCCCTTAGTACCCGATTTCAAAGTATCTACCATAGAATATCAAGTAGAGAATGGAAGCGATTGGGGACGCCTTGGAGACACCGATGATTATTTCTGGCAAACACCAACCGAGAGGGATAGTAACCCCTCTAAAAGTTCTAATCCAACTTTTCTAGCGGAGAAAACAAATGGGACTATTTCCAGTTGATAAAGGTAGTGACTTTATTGAGGAGGGTAGAACGCTGATCACAGAGACTGACAGCGAGAAGCACCTCAAAGCCTACAATAAGATGAAAAGGAAGGAAGAGTTATATCCTCTTCCAGAAGACCGATATGAGCGCCCCTGTGGCGGTTCTGGTGGGTTTGATGACTTTGTGGAGCGTTGGCACGAGTGAATAAATAAAAGCAGCCTATTGCTGTGTCTAAATGCCAACGTTTCAGACGTTTAAAGACTTGAGCATTACGTTCAAGAGTCATCCTGTTACTAATGATTTGGTATCTGTAAAGGACAAGGCAGCTATTGTTCAGGCAATTACTGCCTTGCTTCTTACTAATAAAGGTGAGAGACCATTTAAACCAGATTTAGGATGTTCTATTCGTGAATCATTATTTGAACCATTAGATTATGCAACTTCGGGATTAATTAGATCTCAGATTGTTGAGGTTATTTCTAAGTATGAACCAAGAATAAGAACAGATAATGTAATTGTCACACCAGATATGGAAAACAACGGATATACAGTTGAGTTGTTTTATACAATTGTTGGTAGAGACGACACACCAGTAGCAGTAGAATTCTTCTTAGAGCGTACACGATAATGCCTTATACCCAGGTTGCTAATCTAGATTTTGAGGATATTAAATCATCCTTGGTAGAATATCTGAGATCTAACTCAGATTTTACTGATTATGATTTTGAAGGTTCTGCTTTATCCACGTTGTTGGATACTTTGGCGTATAACACCTATTATACGGCGTTTAACACCAATATGGTAGTCAATGAACTGTTCATTGACTCTGCCACCCTCAGAGACAACGTAGTAGCGATTGCAAAGCAATTAGGTTATAGACCGAAGAGTATAACGTCTCCAGTTGCTTACATTTCATTTAATGTTAACTACAGCAATAATACTACTGATAAGGAATTAATTTTAAAGAAGGGAACTGGATTTAATACAAACTTTGATAACAAGATCTACAGGTATGTTGTTACAGATGATGTAAAGGCACAAGTAGTAAACAACGTTGCGACCTTTACGAATGTACCCATTAGAGAAGGAAATGAGATTACAGACACTTTTACTGTAAATTCTACAAATTCACAAAGATTTGTATTAGATAACCAGAATATTGACACCAACACAATTAGAGTAAATGTTTATCCAAATGGAGGATCATATAGCGAGAATTTCTTGCTTGCTGAAAATATTCTTAATGTAGATGGAACTTCTAAAGTTTTTTATTTGGAAGAAATTGAAGATGAAAGATATGAAATCATAACTGGTGATGGTGTTCTAGGACAAAAATTAGAAAGTGGCACTAGAGTAGAAGTATCTTATATTGTTACTAATGGTCCAGAGTCAAATGGTGTAAAATCATTTATTTTTTCTGGTGTTTTAGAAAATCCAGATGGCGTCACGCCAAATTCATTTACAGTTTCAATTACATCTGTTATTCCATCTGCTGGCGGTGAAGAGATTGAATCTGTAAGCAAAATTAAGTATAATGCTCCAAAATCATATGGAGCACAGAATAGAGCAGTTACTGCTCAAGATTATGCTGCGATTGCACGTAATGTTTATCCAGCAATAAGTGATATTATTGTCTTTGGTGGTGAGGAGCAAGATCCACCAAGTTATGGTAATGTCTTTATTGTAATCAAACCAACAGATTCTGCTTACTTAACATCTGTAACAAAGAAAGAGATCATATCTAAATTAAAGACATATTCAGTTGCATCTGTAGAACCAGTTATTGTAGACCCATCAATTCTTTATATTGAACTTCACAGTCAAATATTTTATGATGGATCTATAACTGATCAAACAACGGCACAAATCAGAGATAAAGTAATTAGTTCTCTACAGAATTATCTTGATGCATCTGGACTAGAAAAGTTCAATGGCAAGTTTAGATATAGTAAAGCAGTTGGTGTTATTGATGCTGCTGACAGAAGTATCACATCAAACCTCACAAGTGTTACAATGAGAAAGGATTTCTATCCACAACTCAACTCAACCTTCTACTACGAGATTTGTTATCAGAATGCTTTTGATGTTGATTGTGATGATCCAGTCTTGTCTACAACTGCTTTTAGAGTAACAGAACATCCAACTTATGATGTCTATTTGGAAGATAGGAATGGCAAAATTGTCCTATATAGACTAGACGCTCTGACTGGAGAAAAGGTTGTCCTAGACGACGAAGTTGGTGATATTGATTATCAAAAAGGAGAACTTAGATTATATGACTTAACTATCATTAAAGGTAGTTTCTCTGATAATAAGATTTCAGTAAGAGTTAAACCATTATCTAATGATATCAAGGCTCTTCGTGAGGTTTACCTTGATGTTGATATCCAAAATTCAAGCTTCGTTGCGTATAAAGAGTAAATTTAAATGACGAAAAAGACCAAAAGAATCTCTACTCTTATTGAATCTCAACTTCCAGAGTTCATTACGAATGAGTATGAACTTTTTGCTAAGTTCGTTCAAAAATACTACGAAGCGCAAGAAGTTCAAGGCGGACCTTTAGATATTATCAACAATATCCAATCATATATGGATATTGATTATTATGAAAAGAATTTACTGAAGCAGAATGATTTTCTTTCTGCATCTGTTTCAGATTCTGATAATGTCATTAATTTGAACGACGCAACTTCTTTTCCAGAGAAGAACGGATATGTAAAAATTAATAATGAAATTATTTTTTATGGTTCCAGAAATGATACTCAACTCTTAGAGTGTTCTAGGGGAGTTAGTGGCAACACTTCACTTGGAGATTTGTACTCTACAACAAATTTTCAAACAACTGTTGCATCTTCTCACTTTGTTGGAGATAGAGTATTTAATGTCAGCAATTTATTCCTATATGCCTTTGTAAGAAATTTTGAATCTCAATATCTTGCATCATTTCCAGAAAAATATCTCAAGGAAGATGTAGACAAAAGAACTCTTATTAAGAACATACAGAATTTTTACAAATCAAAGGGAACCAAGAGTTCAATTAAGTTTATCTTTAATTCAATAATATCACAAGATATTGATAATATCCCTACTACGTATAATCCAAGAGATTATACATTAAAAGCATCTACTTCAGATTGGATTACAACTTATTCGCTAAAAGTAAAGTTAGTATCGGGTGATGTAAATACTCTAGTTGGAAATAGTATTGTTCAAGATGATCCAATTTATGGATATGCATCTGCAATTGTTGATAATGTAAAAAAATCAAATGAAGTTGATGGTGAACAATTGTATGAGATTATTTTAAACCCAGCAACAGTAAATGGAACTTTTAGAATCTCTTCCAGAACAAAATTAGAGAAACCAATTTTAGCTTCTCAGGGAATTGGCGATAGGGTTACTGTTGAATCTACTATGGGATGGAATAAGACAGGATCTTTTCTAGTTGGAACAGAGAAATTTGAATTTGAAGAAAAAAATGTAAAACAGTTCATTATCAAATCAAGATCATCATCTTTCTCCCATAGTGCTGGCAAGACTGTATATGATTACTCACCAGTTTTGTATAA